TCTCAAGATTACTCAAATTGAGGACGAGGGTTTCCATCAGTTAGGAACTTTAGTTCTTGGAATGATTCAGCTTTATGTTACAGAACCAATGTTAGTAAGAGTTATTGGCAAAGACGGCGTTCGATGGGAAGAATACAATCCATTAGACTTTGCTGGTATTTATGATGTAGAAGTACAGCTTGAAACTACTGTTAATTCTCAGAAGCAACAGCAAGCCAACCAAGCTAAAGAAATGTACGCAGCATTCATGAACGACCCTGAAATCAACCAGAACTCATTGAAGAAGCTAGTTCTACAGCGTGGCTTTGACCTAGACCCAGATGAAGTAGACGAGCTAATGGCAAAAGACCAACAGGAAATGGGAATGACACAAGGCATGCAACCAGATATGAACAATCCTATGCCTATGATGCCATCAGGTATGCCAATGGAACCACCAATAGAGCTACCTCAAATCAATCCAAATGACATTACACCCGAAGAGATGGCTATGCTACAAGCAGCTGGAGGCGGAATGTAATGCAAGAAGAGATAAGGCAGTATCACTCTTTTTTTAAAGCAAGAGGCGGACAACATCTTATGAAGATAATCACCGAAATAATTACAAGCAACCATCTCAAAGCTGAAGTTGACCCTAAATTAAGCCGAGATTATGTTCAGAGAGCTAAAGGTGCTCGAGAGGTTGTAGATCATATTCAATCGGTACTGGGGTCAATCGACAAACAGTAGTCGTATGTCCGGAGGGATTGGTGAGATATAAATTAACACCCTGCCTTGTGTTACTCGCCAATTCCTCTGGGCAGGGGACATTAACATATAAGGAGATACGATGGACGACACCACAACCGAGGTCAGTTCTTCTCAGGGCGTAGATTCTACACAACCCAACGAGGGAAACTGGAAACCAGAGGCGGTAATACGCACCACCGAAGAGCAACCGCAACAGGAAGCCGAAGAGCCAACTGAAGCACAAACTGATGAAGAGCCAACGCAAGTTGATGAAGCACCAGTAGAAGCAGAAGATGACAACTCAAAATGGCTAAGTTCAAAGGGCATTGACCCTAGCGACCCTGAAGCAATTAACAAACTGGCTAAATCAGCCCGAGAAGCAGAACGTGCTATGCACGCCAAAGCTGCAAAGGCTAGAGAACTCGAACGCTCGATGACAGAAATGTCTGATGTGAGTGCAGAGCAGGAAGCATTAAACACTGGTCAAGACCCAGAGCTTCTTAAGCGTGTACAACGTTTTGAGGTTAAGAGTACAATCAATGATTTCTTCGTTGATAACCCTGACGCAAAACAGTATGAGCAAGAGATGATTTCGGAAATGACAACTAGCGGTCTTTACGGCACACCTGAAGCTATGTTAAGAGCAGCTTACGCAATGGCGGTTAGCAAGAATCCAGATAAGGTTAAATCCCAGGCACGCAAGGAAACCCTTGAGAGTCTAGCCCAGAAACAACAGGCCAGCGTACCAACCGGCAACGCTACTAATGCAGGTATTTCTTCTACGAAGATTACTAATCAGAATGTTGACGAAATGGTCGCAAAGAACGATCTAGCGTGGTTCCAAAAGCACTACGACGAAATCAACCGAGCAATGGCTGGCTAAATTAACCATTAAAGATAAGGAAATATAATACTATGACTACTACTGGAGCATATGGCTCAGGTGCTGTCAATATCGGTGTAACAGCTGCTAACGTATTTCGCCCAAACATTTGGTCAAAAGAAGTTTTGATGTTCGTAAAGAGCAACTTGGTTCTTCTACCACTTGTAAAGCACTACGACGCAGATGTTAAATCAGGCGGACAAACACTTGAAATCCCTAACGTATCAACAATCTCTGCAAACCTAAAAGCACAGAACACTGTTGTTACTCTAAACTACAATACTGAAACTAAGACAACTGTTACTCTTAACAAACACTACGAAAGTTCATTCTTAGTAGAAGATATCGTTAAAGTACAGGCTACATATGACCTACGAAGCGACTACACAAAAGCTGCTGCGTATGCAATTGCTGAAAAAGTTGACTACACACTAGCAAGCGAAATGACAACAGCATTCAAAGCTGCGTCACAAACTGTTGGTGTCTACGGCACTGCAATCACTGACGTAACAATCCTTGCTGTCAACCGCTACCTAGATGACGCAAAGGCTCCTCAAACTGACAGAAGCCTTGTTGTCACACCTAAAGGTAAGAGCGAAATGCTAGCAATCGACAAGTACATCCGTTACGATGCAATTGGTATCGGCGGAACAGAAAACTCTATTCGCAACGGTCAGATTGGTGAAATCTACGGAGTAAAGGTTTTTATGAGCCAAAACCTCGTAGTTCTTGACACTGTTACTGACGAACACAACCACTTATTCTTCCATAAGGAAGCATTTGCTGTTGCTATGCAACTAGAGCCACGAACACAAGCTACCTACAAACAGGAATATCTTGGTTTCTTGGTAACTGTTGACGTACTGTTCGGAACTGCAAGTCTCCGATCTAGCTTCGGTTACGTTATTAAGGGATAATTACCTTAAAACGAAAGGGAGCTCCCGCAAGGGGGCTCTTTTTGTATCTTTTTTTATAACATTTGCTATAATGTAGTTGTAAAAATAAGGAGGGTAACTATGGCACATCTCGACGTATACAAACAACTAATTGAAGAATTTAACATCACTGAAAATATGGAGCTTGATAGCGAGTTCCGTACAGTATTTGTAAAAAACCAGCTTGATGAAATAAAGAAGATTCTATGGCGTGAAGTTGTTGATTATATCATTGCACAGAACATGTCTGAGAGCGATGACGAAACAGTTGCACAAGCCGGCAGTACAAAGAAAACTGAGAAGCGTTCCAACATTAAGCAATTTGCACGAGCACTTAGAGCATATAACGAATTAGTAGCTGAACTAGAGGCGTAGTCGTGGACAAGTTGGCAGTTGTGTTGCCAAGCCGAGGATTAATGTACTCGGAAACATTCGAGGAATTGCTCAATGAACTTCAAGACTTTAGATACGAGATATTCTGGGCTCATGAACGACCACTTCCTGAATGCTTCAATGAACCAACTGAGAGAGCATTAGCAGACCCAGAAGTATATGCCGTACTCATAGTCGAAGATGACATGATTATCCCCAAAGGTATATTAAAAAAGATGTTTGCTCAGAACTACCCAGTAGTCGCCTTGGATTATCCATTTAAGAACAATGGCGATTCTACGGTCCTTAATGATCCTAATGGCTACGCTTACTGGTCAGGCACAGGCTTCTTATTAGTCGCTAAAGGAATACTCGAGTCATTTCCTAAACCAATATGGCGAACAGATACAGCCTACGACACTATGATCAAAGGCAATCAACTGTTGTTTTGGCCTAGAAAACTCAAAAAGATAGCGTATGGACTTCACGATGTACACTTCGGCATGGTTCTGTACTCACAAGGGCTACCAGTCAAGATGATGGCCCGCACAGCCGGTCAAAGAAAGCTAGTTAGTCTTGGTAAAGCTGGAACAAACAACGGCAGACATGAAATCCGTACTATAGACAAGGTCGGTAGAGATATGGTGATTAAGACTTTGGATGCTAAAAGTATAGATATCTTTAAGCGTGGGCTCAACAGAGTTAAGGGAGTGCAGATCCTTGATGCAATTCCACCATTTATAACATACGTTGACGGTCAAGCAACCTATACAGAAGGTAATGTTGAGTATGTTTAAGCTAGGCGTAGTAATACCAAGCAGAGGTCTTATATTCAGTCGCACTGCTGAAGAGATAGAGCGTGAAACTAGGGGAATGCGCCGGCAGTTCTATTTTGCACATGGTAAGCCAATCCCTAAGTGCTTTGAGAGCCCCGTCAATAGGGCTCTGTGCGATTTTGATAACACTCATATACTTATTATCGAGGACGACATGATATTGCACCAGAACGCAATCTGGGATGCCGTAAACGCAGACAATGATGTAGTGGTTTATGATTACCCAATCACTAAAGCGGGACGTGGTTCAGTCTTTACAGATGGCACTGGCAAGGTTATTTACTCCGGCACTGGGTTCATGCTTCTTAAACGAGAGGTGTTCGACAAACTAAAAGCTCCATACTTCCGTTCAGACATAGGGTGGAATGTATACCGGGACAAAGAAAGCCTAAGATTCTCAGCTTGTGAAATAGCAAAAGGCGACGGATATGGATTGCACGACATAACATTTGGAATGAAACTGCAAAAAGCCGGTATAGATATAACGGTTCTCGAAAAGACTCTCGGCCAGCGCAAGCTGATTGAACTAGGAAAGTCAGGATCAAACGATGGAGCGCATAAGATTGAGGAGTGGACTAAGGTAATAAAAAACTTTTCACTCAAGGAGTACATGAAACTACCGGAATCACTTATCAGTAAAAGCAAACTAGTCACCCTTGAAACTCTAGATGGATTCATTAACGTCAGCAAAGAACACGCAGACAAGTTAATTGCAGCCGATAAAGCAAAGCCAATAAATAGTAAGCAAACAATAATAGACTTCGGGGAGTTTGACGTATGAAAATATTAGTTACAGGTGTGGCAGGATTTATGGGAAGCCACGTTCTAAGACACTTATTAATATCAACAGACTGGGAGATAGTGGGCATAGCTTCGTTCGCACACAAGGGACGCTCCGCAAGAATAACAAAACAACTAGATGGTTTAGATAAGTCTAGATTCAAACTTGTTCTTCACGATTTAACAGCACCAATTACCGCAAACATCGCATCAGAAATCGGACCAATAGATTACGTTCTCAACATAGCTTCTGAAAGCCATGTAGAACGTTCTATAGACGTGC